CCATAATACCAAGGCCAATCGTAACAAGGACATTCCAGTACATGACGATAAAATTAACGTTTGTTGTGGTCATGTAAACTACCACAATGACCGTAGCAAGCGCAAAGAAACGGAGAAAATAAGTAAAGCCGTACTCGTTTGACGTAAATATGTTGTATGCTTCTTTGAGTATAGATTCCATATGGTATTGAGTATACTATATGGTAAGATATTGCTTGGTTACATATTTTCCATAGCAGTCTTCTTGCCGTGGCATTCGCGACACAGGGCAACAAGGTTGTCGACGTGGTTCGAACCGCCATGCTCAAGACGTATTTTATGATCGACCTCAAACCATGCGTTGAGTGCGGCGGAACAATCCCCGCACTTCCATCCCTGATTTGACGCAACGAACTTCTTCTTGGTCTCACTGACAGACCGTTTGGTACCCGTTTTGCCCGATTTCATTACGCGCTCCTCACGCTGCTCTTGGCGACGCTCCTCGTTACTGCCACCGAACTGAGTCGCTCCGAAATCGAGAAAGGGCGACACGGTCTTCTTTGCCACGGGCATGTTCTTGAGGCACTCATTGGTGGACTTGACAATCTCTTTGGCGCGGGTCGGATCGCGTTTGATGATCCAGTATAAGGTGTACGATACAAATACCGCCGCTGCCATTTGGTAATACTTTTTGGCAGCGAGCGCCATTTTGTAGTACTTTCCATCAGTATATATGTTTCCGACAATCGCGGCCGTGATGATAATAAATACAAGTTCTATACTCATTGCTTTGCTATATACGGATATTTTTCGTCAACTGTGCCGTACCTACAATGAAATGTATATGATAACCAATATTGCAATCACCAAGAGCATGTATACATAGTGCGGATTTTCTATTGTAAACGGTGGCGGTTCATAGTGTTTTTCATACAGCTCCGTCGCAAATGAACGCGAAATACGCGGTTTTCCAAGATGCTGATTCACCTCGTTGTGTATGAAATGAAGCCAGTGTCGGAAATCCGCACCCTTATCTAAATAGGGTGACACGGGGAATTTATCCAACAGCTTTTTAAACAAGATGCTGGCTTCCGGGTGTGGGAGAAAGAGCGGCATATTCATCACAAGATCATAATATTTTCGTTTCATTGCTCGATTTGGCTGTTCGGGATAGTTATGCGCCACGGTGTGTAGGAAAAACCAGTAATGGGGTCCCCATACTTCAGGATCGAGTGCCATGATATAGACTAAGGCGCCATAATTGTCGCGATTGGACGAACGACATAAAGATATGTATTGATATACTGCAACGATGAATGATAATTATTGCAATAATTGCGGGAAACAGGGCCACCTGTACCATCATTGTAAACTGCCCATTACCAGTAGTGGAATAATAGCGTTTAGAAATTCGGCCAATGGCATAGAGTACCTTATGATATGTCGAAAGGACACGTTGGGGTATATAGATTTTTTGCGCGGTAAATACAGTCTGTATGACCCTGTATACATTTTAAATATGGTCGATCAAATGACTATAAGCGAGAAAAATCGCATCATAGAGGAAGACTTTGACAAACTATGGAATGATCTATGGGGCATAGGCGACATCCTCAAGTACAAGAATGAAGAAAACGCGTCGCGCGAAAAGTTCAACCGACTCAAGGAAGGATACTTGCTAATGGGAAAAACGATTACCATCAAGAGCATCGTAGAAATGTCTACCAGCATATGGATAGAACCGGAATGGGGGTTTCCAAAAGGGCGTCGCAATTTCCAGGAAAAGGACTATAATTGCGCCGTTCGCGAATTCGAAGAAGAGACCGGCTACTCTTCAAAGAACATCGAGAATATCAATAACATAGGTTCGTTTGAAGAGATTTTCACGGGCTCAAACTACAAGTCCTACAAACACAAATATTACCTCGCGTATATGAAATATGAAAATACGCTAACACCCGGCTCATTTCATGACAGCGAAGTCAGCAAAATCCAGTGGATGAATATCAATGACTGTTGTGCTATGATACGCGATTATAACGTTGAAAAGATGGGCATTATACGCGGTATTGATAGTATTCTGTCAACATACATGGTATATCGTTAATGCGGTGCATATTTAACATTACATAAAAGAATGTAGTGATATTGTATAATCCATGAAACCATGTCCTCCGGGAAAAGAACGTAATCCCAAAACAAACCGCTGTGTTAAGGAGTGTGTGGACGGGTATGTAAGAAACACCGAATTCAAGTGTGTTCAAGAAAAAATACCCGCCACATCCACCTCCATTTTTGGGATTACGCCAAGTAGCATCACATCATTATTGCCTATTGATGCACAGGAGCAACCCAAACTCGACATAGATGATCGCATTGTATACAACTACGACGGGACGCTCACTGAGGATGACTACAAGGGCTATAAAAACCAGGTATTACGGGATATCTATTCCGTACTTACTTCCAAGCCTACTGGTAGGAAGTATATATATGGTCTTGGAAATCGTCCCATTCTTATCGGCGCGATTCTCAACAAGCAGAACGAACTGCGCAAAGAAAATAAGCAACCTACCATACAAGAACCTAAAAATGCCTCTGTAGAAATGGCCCTTCCGTCGGACAGTATTGAACAGATCTTGTCTGCGCGCGAGGAATTGCCCGACGCCGAACGTAACAAGGTTGTTATGCCAGAGGTGCCCGATGATCTTGAAAAGATTGATGACAACTACATGGCGAACATGGGTCAGAAAATCCCCTCATTTATCCTCGACAAAGATGTCGGGGATGCTGATTTTGAAAACGACCTTGGTGCGGCGCCCGTCGATGTTGAATCGGGCGAATACAACGAATACATGCGTAAAAAAGAGCTGTATGAATCGCGTAACATTGAGAATCTACCGGAACTGTATCCGACACTCGACGACCCGGAGTTCAGTGTAAAAATTGCCCATAAGCAGGAGTTTGCGGATACGCGCTATCGAGACGGTGCCGGCGATATTGAGGAAGAAGCCAAAAAATACGAAAACGCAGAGTTTGAACTCTCTCCCAACCAGCTGTTTGTTAAGAACTTCATGGCAGCAGAGACGCCGTATAAAGGCCTGCTTTTATATCATGGCGTGGGTACCGGCAAGACATGCAGTGCCATTGGGGTCGCTGAAGAAACCCGACGCTACAACAAACAAAACAATATCCGGCAGCGCATCATCATTGTTGCATCGCCTAATGTGCAAAAAAGCTTTATGAGTCAGCTGTTCAATGAATCGCGTCTTGAGAAGGTGGACGGATACTGGAATATCCAGGCATGTGTAAGCAAGCAGCTGATCGACGAAGTGAATCCCACCAATACCAAGGATGTTGAAAAGGACGTTATCGTGAGACAAATACAAAATCTTATCAAAACCAGCTACCTTTTTATGGGATACGTGGAATTCTCGCGCTACATGCAAAAAACAATGACCATTGACGACGAGACCGCAAATGCGGCTGATAAGAAGCGTCGCGAAATACAAGCAATCCAGAAGACCTTTGATAACCGTCTTGTGATTGTCGACGAAGCGCATAATATTCGTACCACACCCGATAACAAGAAGAAGCAGATCGGAAATCTTTTCTTACGAGTGGCAAAGCACAGCCGTAATATGAAAATCGTTCTATTGTCCGCAACGCCCATGTACAACTCACAGACCGAGATTGTGTGGATGACAAACCTCCTTAATGCAAACGACGGACGCAGTACCATCAAGGAGTCGGACGTTTTTGTAAATGACGAGCTCCGCGAAACACCACTTGTGGAAGGTCAGGAAAATGGGCGCCAGCTGCTTGAGCGAAAACTTACAGGATACGTATCGTTTGTCCGTGGTGAGAACCCTTATTCGTTCCCTTTTCGCATCTATCCTGGTGTGTTCGATTCGCAAAAGGTGATTACGGACTACCCAACCGTCCAATTTAATGGGATTGAAATCACCGACCATTTGAAATATACTCAGGTCTATCCTCACAAAATGAGAGGACAACAGTTGGAAACGTATAAAAATGTTATTGAAACACTCAAGGGGTCCGAAAAAATTAATATGGAAAATATGCAGACGTTTGGGTACACCCTTTTGCTCAAACCCATTGAGGCCAATGTAATTGCTTATCCGACCAAGTCGCGCGTGGGTCGCGATGGGTTTGCTGAAACCATGGATTTTAAGATGGAGACGATTCGACGCGACGAGAACGTGCTAATGATGAAACATCACTACAGTTACAAAGAGGATATTCTCAAGAAATACGGGCGCATATTTTCCGAGAAGGTGCTCCGAGATTACAGCGCAAAAATATCCAGTATCTGTGAGACGGTTAAAAAGAGTACCGGTATTGTGTTGATATACAGCCAGTTCATTGATAGCGGCATCGTCCCTATGGCCCTTGCACTCGAAGAAATGGGGTTTGGACGTTTCAGCACGACCGCTGGCGTGAAATCTTTGTTCAAGACCGCGCCCGTAGACGGGATTGATTCAATCGAGATGGTACAAAAGGACGCAATGGTCCGTCCCGCAAATTACCGTCAGGCAAAGTATGCGATCATTACTGGAGACCCTTATCTTTCGCATAACAATGCTGCTGATCTTGACCGTATCGTGAAAGAGGACAACAGCCGAGGCGAGCATGTCAAGGTCATTCTGATTTCCAAAGCAGCCGCGGAAGGGCTCGATTTCAAGAATATTCGTCAGGTACACGTAATTGATCCATGGTACAATATGAACCGAATTGAGCAAATCATAGGGCG